ACCACCTCCTTTAATAATGCCCCCCATGGCGTCACCGGTGACACCCGCCAGCACACCAGTCGCTACGTTAATAGCAGTCTCCATAGGCTTCTTAGATTCAAACGCCGCTGAAGGCAGTTTGTCCTTAATGACCTTGTCGACTGCATCGACAACGCCAGGCGCTGAGTCTGGTTGTTTGGCAAGTCTCGCAACAGTACTGCCAGTACTAACACGATACTCTACACAGTACACCACTTCGATACTAAATGTCTGTCCTTTAGTACCTCCTTCAACCCGAATAACCGTTCCATTCCAGTCAGAATCAATAAAATGACATTGACCAGATCTGAAACAATCAGTGGGCACAGGAGTGACTAGTAGTTGATTCCAAGCAGAGTCAACCTTACCATCGGCTATCAAATATGTTACAGCTGGGTGCACAGGTTGCCACCTATACGTTGATGCAGCATGCTTCAATAAACCATAGCATCCGAACTCCAATCTACCCTGATAGGCATCAGTAGTGATTTGGCTGGCATTATATCTGTTTTGAATAACGCGAGCCATCACCTGTCCTGGTAAATAATTGTAGTCCGTTCCTGTGTTGCCATAAATACGCAACGGCAAAGAATATTGCGTTGCATCTGAAATGGCAATACTTTCTCTATTGACTATTATGTAGCCACTGTCTTGCATAGAGGAACCAGTGTAAACCAGTCGAAACGCCGCCGTGACAATTCTGGCGCTAGTAGCATCAAAAAGAGTGAAGGCATCACTCAAATTGTTAGCTGAACCAGAGATAGAATTTGTCAAGCCAGAGTATTCAGGAAATACTGGTGCTTGTGTCCATACATTCGGATCTCCAACGTGTGTGTTAATAGTAACACCAGCCACAGTCGAATCGTTGTCAGACATCAAAAACTGCAATGGATTTGGCAACATAGGCCAAATTCTGATCGTCATCTGACCACTTGTTCCGAACGTTACTGGTATTATCATACGATGATCAATAACAATTCTGGGCGCATCGGCGTCATCAGGAATACCTACTGAGCCACCATGTGAAAAAGGATCTAAACGACAATTCACATAGTGTCTAGCCATTTGACCGTTTGTGATCAACTGGCCAGTATAGCCTCTTCTGATGGCGGCCAACATGCTAACAGGCTGTCGGGTGACGTCACGTTGGGCATTATTGTTCTTACGTGTTTGGCTTGTTGGATTTTTGGTTTGGACAGTTCCCCTCTTTCTCTTTGAGGTAAGAGTTGTCACTGTCGCTGGCGCTAATCCTGCGCCTTTCTTCGCTTTCTTCTTGGGAGGCATAGTACAATCGGATCGCTTTCGCTAACTGACTTTGCGCACACCACCCCGTGCGCATTAATTGGTCCAACACAACCGGCAATTCCCGACTGTGCCACATATCTGCTATGAATTGAAGAGCCCATTGAGACATTTCGTTGTCATTGCCAATATTATGTACATACTTCATCAACATTTTGTCAACGTTCTTGGGCTCGCATCCATCACTTGTATAGACGTGCGAACAAAATTCAAAACCGTTTTTGAGTATGTCATGTGGATATCGAGCAACATAATTGTCTAGCCTAAAGCCATATGACAAATATTTGTCAGCTCCACCTTCTACATAATCTTCAATGCAATCATCACCCATGTCCTTACAAAATTCCGAACCAACCAACACACTCATAAATGTTCTCATATGTGAGTTTCCTGATGAGGTGTTGAATGATCCAGAAAGTTGTATGCCATTTGGACCTCTAATTAAAGTACCATCTGAAAGTTGGTACAATGATCTAGAGACACACTTGGCTCTCGATAGAAGAGCTCGCTCAACCCATCTGCCAGGTTGCATCAATTTGCATCTGATCTTAGCATCAACCAAAAGTAACCATTCCTTTACGGACCAGTCCCACGCAGACACATCATCATCAGTTATAGGCCTTATCAAAGATCTGTCGTACACTTCATTAAATAAATCAAGAGCACCACCGATTTCAAAGCCCATCCCCGGTTGAGAAGGTATCTTCGTGTAGTTAGCTATTTCTGTTTTGTTTAAACATTGATTTAACACTCGTTCACAAATTTGGTCAACTATAGATACACTTGCTATTAACCTAAATCTACCGCTACTTATTTTGGTCTTTTTGTGAGGTTCTTTCTTAACGAAAAACCTTACAGGGTCACAATGACCAGAGAGAACGCTGCCAACGGCTGTTGACGCGTCTGACATTGCTAACAACGCCAAACGGTCAAGAGCCATCTCAACTATCTCACCCTGGTGTTTCATCAACAGGTCTCCATTAGTGGAGGCAACCATAGAATACGGAACACCAG